AATAGCATAAACTAATTATACCACAAACGCCGGGCTTTTCGAAGCTCGGCGTTTTGTGTTGGATAAAAACACGAAGCTGCCGCACCTTAGTGCGACAGCCCCAATTCACATGACATTCTTCAACAGTTTTCAACCACTTATTGCGGTTAGCCATTTTTACTCCGTCCACCAAGCAAAGACTGGACGAGTTGGAGGAAACCAAAAGCCAGCTTGAAGTCAGCATTTTGCAGGAGGAAATGCACAAGCCCCTGCTTACAAGAGAACAGATAGCATTTTTCATTTACCGCTTCCGTAAATTTGATGTGACAAAGCGGGAACAGCGGCAAAGACTGATTGACAGTTTTGTAAATGCGGTGTATCTTTATGAGGACAAGATAACTCCTTACTTTCAACTGTAAGAACGGTTCTAAGACCATCACACTGGCGGAGGTTGAGGGTTCGGATTTATCCGTACTCGGTGCTGGTTTGAAAACCTCCGTAAAGAATGAATTTGACATTGTTTACGGAGGTTTTTGTTTTATCCCTTCGCTTTCACTTTATCAAACTCTGGGTTAAACGTATAGAAATTACGACTGCTCAGGTGATCCTGTACATTTCTTAAAGCTTCACCAAACCGCTGAAAATGTACAATCTCCCGCTCGCGCAGAAAACGGATCGGATCGCATACTTCCGGATCTTTGACCACGCGGAGAATATTGTCGTAAGTTGTGCGGGCTTTCTGCTCTGCTGCCATATCCTCATATAAATCCGTGATCGCATCGCCCTTCGACTGGAACTCGCACGCATTGAACGGGATTCCGCCTGCTGCCTGCGGCCAGATTGCCGTGGTGTGGTCGATATAGTATGGTCCGAACCCAGATGACTCGATCTGTGCCGGAGTAAGGTTGCGCGTGAGCTGCTGGACAATGGCGGCAATCATCTCCATATGGGCGAGTTCCTCGGTTCCGATGTCGGTCAGAAGTCCTTTCTGCATCTTATAAGGCATCGTATACCGCTGGGACAGGTAGCGCATAGAGGCTCCGATTTCGCCGTCAGGACCGCCGTAGCGCAGTAACCTATGATATTATTTTTTCTTCGCGTTCTTTCTCCATCTGGCAAAATCTTCGCTTGAGAAAATCCTGCTTCCGCCTACCCTGAGACGTTCCAACTCAATCTCGATCTTCGCCCGTTCATCCGCTCCGGCGGCGATGTACCGCTTTTTGTATTTACTGCTGAACGAACTCTTTACTGAGGAAATCGCTTCCTTTTTCTTTTTCCCCTCTGCCATCTTTGATTCTACCACCTTATCGAGAATCTTGTTCGCCTTATCATATTCGCCGGCATTCAGGGCGTCATTTGCGTCTGATGCCTCATAAAGCGGCGTTTCTTTTTTCTCCTCCTTTTCTTCTGGCTCCGAGGCATCCTTTTCTGTACTCTCTTCCTCCTCTCCTGCATCTTTCTTTTTCTTATTAATGACCATATCAACCGCTTTTACAATCAGTTCCTTGTCGATTCCTCTGTCCGCTACTTCCTCGACCTTTTCTTCGTATGTTTCAAGATCCCAGTTCATCATCGCCTCGGCCGCTTCCTGAATTACTGGATCGTTTTTCAGCCCTCGTTTGACGCCGGAATTTACTGTCTTATCACTCTGTCCCGCTTCAATCAAATCAGACAGGATTCTGTCTCCCAGTTCTTTTTTACCTTCGCGGTATGCTTTCAGTGCCTTTTTAGCGTACATCGTCACATTATCTGCACTGGATATGTCATAGATCCTCTTGGTTTTCCAGTAATCTCCC